CCGAAGAGTTCTTCATAAAACTCTTCGGAAACAGTCGGTGCACCTGGTATCGCACGCCTCATCCTACAGACAGAGTCTGTATTACGAGGTAGGTATCCCACATCGGGGTCCTCAGTGCGGTTCCAATTAGAACCGTGCCAATGGAGATAGGATCCCCAATCAGGTAAAGCCTTCTTCTTCGAGATGCGAACAAGTCGCATTCGTGGAGAATCGGGAGTTACTAACTGGGTATCCAACTCATAGTCACGGCCACCCCAAAGAACCTTTGGAACGTAACTAGCAAGATTAGACCACAGATTATACGTGGTATTGCTAGAATACGATCGGAGATCAGTCAAAGACCAACGTCTTAACTGATTCGCCACACGGATAACATCAGTTAACCGTTTTGGCATTCCCCGAAGGTAGAAAGGGGTTACGTCAAGACCGTTGAAGTAATGACCTCCACATGATTCCCGAAAAGGGCCCGTGTGGAAAGATTTGTCAGGGTTAACACTGTACCCGAATTGGGACAGAACCCACGACATACTATCGAACATCCCAGAAGGGATAACGATGTCATCACCATAGACGGAAATAACGCCCGTTATGCCTGTAAAGTAAGAGGTGGCACGCGCGAGAGCGTAAAAGATTAAACTTTCAAGCTCGAACGTGAAGCCATTCCCCATACTGGAGAACATAGCGGTACGGTGATACTCACCTCCAACCAAAACATAGTGAGATCGAATATCGTTCAGATAATCGAACCACATGCGTGGCAGGAGCGCGTTGACACACCAAATGGTCATAGTATCACTAGCAGAACTCAGGTCGATGGTAGCAAGTGAGTTATCACTGCTTCCAAGTCGGGCGAGAGCTCTGTTTCGTGATTGATCATTAAGGTCAATGCCAACACGTCGAAGGCGTTGTCGGATATACCGACCAACGCCTTTTTGCAAGTACATATTGATATCTGGCTCTTTACAAGCACAGCGATCAATATCCGTTTTCTTTGGAACGGTGAAGAGCTCAGCACCAAACACTTCTCTAAGAGAAGTGAAGATGTTGTGCTCCCGGAGCAAAGGAGCCTCATGATGTATAACATCAATAAAGGGCATTGCTCCCTCAGTACTATCTGCCATACCGGAGTATTTCTCAGCTGGAGAGCTGGAAATACGTCGGCGACTCGTGCTCGCACCACCCGAAAAGGAACCCAAAACGATAACATCGTTTAGGTCCCCAAGGATGTCCGACACTACGCGTCTAGCAAACTTGAGGAACTGTTCGAGTGTGACTCTGGGAAGTATATTAAATCCCAAATCACGGCCCTCAGACCGCCAATTGAAGACGGCATTACGGGCCTCCATAGCTAGCCATTTGTCGATTGCCGCTTGCTTTCGCGTTGCGGCCGGCACTAAGTCTTCA